TGATCCGTAAGAAGAAGAAGAAGAAGAAGAAGAAGAATAATAATCCGTCGTACCTAGTAAAAAGGACATAATACAGTACAGAAGAGCCTAGCACTAACTGTATACACCCTGTTCTACAGTATGGTATCATGAATGAAAACAAATTCTTTGAGGTGAGGTGTATGCATTGCGGCAAACTTGGTTTGCTGTCAAACGGCCTATGTCGGCATGGTTGTGGCACTGTCCACAGTTTAGAGGTGTGCCAATGAGTAAGCGCGCCAGGATAGCTTTGGATCGTAATGTCATGGAGATGTTAGAAGAGTATAAGACTAAGATTCAATGGCACGCCACTAAGGGGAGGGTCCCTCTGTCCTGGAATGACTTCTTCATAATCATTATCTCAGACTGGAATAGTGGCCGTTCTAAGTGTGTCTGTGGCTCTTTCTATGATTGCCAGGCATGCAACACTGAAAAGACATTAGCGGCTCTTAAACTCGGCGGGTACGATTAATGCAAAGCAATAGAAGTCCAGGGCGTTGTATTAGATGTGAATCAGTGACCAGGTCATATATGGGTGAGAAGGATCTCTATGGCAGGGTACTGTGCAAACACTGTTCTAAAGCAGTGTAACACAAAACGCTTATATAATCAATTAAACGATATTTGCTTGTGCCTGTTGGACTGTACACTCGGAAAGGAGCCAATGGCCGTCGAATGTTCTTTCGCGACGGCAAATTAATTTCCGAAAAGTCCTATAAGGCGTCTAAAGCCCGCACAAACGGGAAGAGATCCACACGAAAAGGGCAAGTGAGGAAAACAGCAAGACGGGCATACAAGAACAATAATCCAAAAAGGAGCAAATATATGAAAGGAATTCCACATCCAAGCGTGACGGGCCTAGCATCTGGCATGGCAATAGCAGCGTATCTAAACGCAGGCAAAACCCTTAACGGTAAATTTCAAACCGAAGGGGTTATCAAAGACATAACTGACGGACAATTAGGTCAGGCATTCAATACCCTGGCAAGTAACGCCATGAGTATGATTGGCAGCGACCTCGGGAGAAAGACATTAGTTACGGCTGGATTGGTTGCGGCTGCTGGAGCATTCGCACGCAGGTCGTTCCCACAATTAAAGCTCGGATCAAGTAAATTATATTTCAGACTATAGAGGTAAAAAATGGTAACAACAATATCAAGAACATTTGACAGCACGCCCACCGATAAGGAATACTTTTCCTTGACGGATAACATGAACAGCAGCAATTTGGGAAATATAATGGTGCCTGGCGGTGCCCAGCGTATTGTACGCGTGGATTGTGCCTTTGATGTATTTAATGCAAAAGGCGCCCAGGTCGTATGCAGACTTTTAGGATCTGATTTTTCAGAACAGAACTTCACTATCTGGGGAGTAGCTGGCGACACTGCTGACGCAGCGTGCGCAGAAGGCTATACAACAGTCCCAGTTTCGTTCCCTATTGGCACTGCAAACAACATTGATCTCCAGATAGCAATTCAGATTAGTGGTGGCGGCAGTATGGCGGCATCCTCTGGAACTGTAACTCTTTACTTCGAGTAAGCCTTGAATGGCTAGAAGAAAGCAAATAGCAACGTTCCTGGGACCTAGTAAAGGTCTGTCTATAGTTGGATCCCATTGCTACGCTTTCAGTGGTGCAATCAGTACGGCGGCTGGTACTTATGTAACGGCATTAGATTTCACAACGGGCGGCAAATCATACATCGATGCACATTTGGAATTATATATTGATGATACGACCCCCATAGGTCAAAACGACGCATATGGTTTTAAAATCGAAATAAATGGGAGTGAAGTATGCCGCATGGAATTAGATGATCGGGCAACACCGCGCAGTCGTCAACTAACTAATAATATTAATTTTATTATTCCACCGTTAAGTCGGGTTATAATTTCATTATATGGCGAATCGGACGAAACTGACTTAGGAACATTTATGCTAAAAGGTTCAATCCATAATGCATGACCTTAGCCGCATCTAAATCAGTCTCCAGGGCTAAGGGTGGTAATATCTACGGTTGGAGTGGAAGCCAGGCTCTTAGTGCCTCTGGGGTTACTCTGTTATCCTATACTAACCCGTCAGCATTTTATTTAACCAGGGTAACTTTAGGAATTGACTGGTCGGGAATCTCTGCCACCGAAGTTTTATCCTATACGATCAATGTAGACGGCACAGCCTTAACCAGCCTAAAATGTTTGAATTTATGATCCCGCCAAATTCAACGGTTAAGATCCAGGCGATTCAATCTAATAATAATGGGTTTATTTCGTGTATGCTAACAGGGTATCGAGTCTAATGGCTAAGAAAGAAGATAGTTTCGAAGAGTTAATGAAGGGGATCGATTGGAATAGATACTTACCCGCAATAATTGGTATCATGCAACCGATGATTATTTTCGGTGCCTGGTTAGGTTTTGCTAAGATTGATAAAAGAGCAGATGCCGTATCTAAATTAATTGCCCTAGCTGAACCAATGCCTTTCGAAGTAGATCTTAATGTGCCGCAGCCAGTTGTCTTAGCCTCAATCTATCATTCAGTAGATGAGAGTCTTGATGTTTTGGAGGATGTTATCAAATTTTTAAAAGATGTAGATATACCCTCAGCAGAAAAAATAATAGAAGCAATTAAAGAAGAACTAGGCGAAGTTATACCAGGCGTCGCGGATGAAGGCAAATTCCTCCAGGACTTTAACGCATGCAAAAAGAATGCTAAAGATACCTTGGGAATCCTATACAATAGATTTACCGCTTGGCCCTGGATCACTAGTTGCCTGGTTCAAAAAGGATATACCAGGAAGATAATAGAAGAGAGAGTCAGACAGGAACTTGGAATATGAACGATACCACGGTTGCCGCCATTTGGATTTTGAGCTTTGGGCTTTACTTATTAATTTATACTTACTGGATACCGCTAAGAACTCAAGAAAAAATAGAGAGCTGGCTAAAATCCGCAGAAAGTGACGAGACTTTGCTTATGTCTCTGGATGTGATTACTAAAAAGATTAGAGAACAGATGTTAATTGATTTTGAAGAATTCATGCTTCCACAAGCGAGAGAGAGCCTTAAAAAATTCTGGGCTGGCTCCATGGGGGCCGCAGCCAAAGAACTTAAAGGATCTGAGGAGGGTACGCAACTTTCTATTATGCATGGGATTACTTCTGAACTTTCTGGATCGCCATGGTACGTGCAAGCCTTGGCGTCTAAAGTGTTACCGATGATAGCAGAAGCAGGTAAAAAGCAACCAGGAAGCAGCCATAAGCATGATTTAGGCTCGGCATTGCAGAAATAAGCAGACGGAAAGCAAAAAAACGCACGATATAGGGGGTATTTCACGTGTAACAGAGCTCTAGGTGTTTCTTTTGGCGGCCATTTTTTGATAACACCCCTATTATTACTAGAAATTTATTGATCCGTAAGAAGAAGAAGAAGAAGAAGAAGAAGAATAATAATCCGTCGTACCTAGTAAAAAGGACATAATACAGTACAGAAGAGCCTAGCACTAACTGTATACACCCTGTTCTACAGTATGGTATCATGAA